TAGAGCTCCTCTTAGTAGTAAAATCTGGTTTAACGTTTGGGCCTTTAACTGGTGCCTTAGTGGAGGCTTGTCCTGAAGCTTGGTTTTGTGCTTCAGCTTTAGCATCTAGATGTTCTTGAATAGTTTTAAAAGTAAAGCTCCTTAACCATATTGGCATACTATAGACTGTGTGCCAATCGTAGCCTCCGTTACCATGGTATACTATTTCATGGATTTGTCGGAATAAACTGTTCCTATTGGGGCATGCTTGGGTAAAAAAACCCGATCCCAATAGGGATTGGAACCTCCTCACTCCCAGGCCCATCTGGCCTATGTACTAATTTAACATCTGGTTGTAATTCTGCATACCTAGTTCTTATCCATCTACCGTCATTAGCGGTTAGTCCATTATCTACAAAATCTCTAATAGTAGCAGCGTCTTTTTCTCCGTTAATAGAAGTAATAATATGTTTCAATCTGGTAGAGGTGCTATAGTCAGATTTAGGCTCTAATTTCTTCTTACCTTCAACTTCTTCATCAATAGCTGTTTGATCTGAATGGGATAGGAGTTTTATAGTGACTGTATTATCAGTATTAGGTAGTTTTAGTGTAATACTGTTACCGTCTTTAAATAGATCTTCATCTAGTTCTTTATTTTCTAAAGTAGATAAATCTACTAAATAATCCTTACCGTCATAATATATAGGATAATCTTTACCGTATGATAATATACGTGCTGCTATCATAAGAGCGTTTTTATCCCCTACTAATAGATCTCCGTATTTAATGCTCTTGTCTACTATTAGGGACTGAATAGCTTTGTCTAGAGCTGTTCCGTCTTGTATATAGTTATTGTTAGTAAGAATATCCTCCTCTTTGGCGGTCATATACTTCATTTCAATCTTCCCTTTACTTAGAGGAGATGATTCAGGATAAAGTAGTCCTTTGGATGGTAGTTCTACCGTTTCGGTAGGTAAACTAAATTTTGACATAAACTTTGATTTATAACTTTAGGTTATTTAATATAAATATACGAATAAAATAAATAGTAAACAACAAAAAACCCGGAATAAATCCGGGTCTTTAAAAGTATGTATTTAAACTTAGTAATTAAGTATACAGTAATCCATATTAACAGTAACTGCAAGTTCAGCTGTTTCATCAGTACTCCAATCGAATGATCCTTGATTAAAGCTAGTTATAAAAGCTCCTTTAATTATCCACTCAGAAACAATGTCACCTACTGGTCCTAAAAGATTTAATGTAATATCTTTTTTGTAAAAATCTGAATAACCAGCTCTTCCGGTTACTGATTCATAAGATAAACGGGCCCACTCCATTGCTTGTTGTGCTCCTGAAGGTGTAATTGGGTCATATAACGTCATCGTCATTTCTCCCCATTCTCTTTTACCTCTTATTTTTCTGTATGAATTAATGTGATCTAATTTTATCGCATTGTCTGTAAAGTTGGGAGCAGCTACGTTCTTTACCATGAACGATTCTATTCCGTCTATTACCATATAAAATCTGTTTTGTACTTTCGGTTCGAAAGCTCTAAACATTATCTCGTTAGTATCTAATATTGCCATTGTGTTTCTTTATTATAAATATTCGTTAATTAAATTATCCTCCGAAAGTTGCGCCAGTTGGTTCTAAAGTAAAGTCTAGAACGATAAACTCGGCAGTTTTTGAAGGTTGAATAAAGATCTGACCAATTAGTTGATTTCTATCGATTACGTCTGCTGTGTTGTTTGTATCATCCATTACTACTCTAAAAGAATATAATCCTTGTCTCTGTACTACTGAGTCCAAGAATGGATTAACAGCTGATAAGAATTTGTTTCTAGTTGTAATAGTGTTCTGATCAAATACTAAGTTGTTAGCTTGGTCGCCTACGAATTTCTTAAGTTCAATTAACAGTCGTCTTACATTTACTCTATCTAAGGCAGATGCTTTAGACTGTAGTGTTTTTTGTCCAAATACTGCAATTCCTTGTCCAGGGAAAGTAGCGATTGGATTTACATTACTAGTATATAAGGTGTCTCTTTCTGATCTAGTTAATTTTCTTTCTGCTTGTAGTACTGTTGGAATACCGCCTCTTACTAATCCTGCTGGTGCGAACCATGGTGCTGATGATCCATCTGTGAATGCATACACTCCTGGTATAGTAACTGAAGCTGGTACATAGACGTTTTTACCTGTCGCTGATCCTACTTGTACCCAAGGCCAGTAAGTTGCTGCATAAGAAGAATTAATTTCAGATGCTTCTGCTGTTACTGTTGTTGTAGCTGAAGTACCATGAGGTACTAGATCTACTACTGCGATACAGTCTCCTCTTGTTTCTGCAAGTGAGATGATATTATCTATTTGTGTAGCTCCGTTAGTTGCTAAAGAGTGAACTAATCCAGGTGCTGAAATGATATTAAAGAGGTATTCATCTTTATTATCTAAGATTGAAATAGCATCGTTATAATCTGCTCCAATCAATCCTTGGATTCCACCAGTTGAGTTGTCAACATCTTTAAAGTATAGAGCTCCATCGATTTGATTAGTTCCAGTTGCTGATGCAAAACCTCCTGAAGCTGCAGTAGGTAATGAAGCTGTAAAGCTGTTTCCAGCTGCATCAGTACTTATAGTAATACCGTCTGTTCCTTTATATCCAGGAGTAGATTTATTTACTGCTGCTACTCTAATATAATTAGATCTGTTAGGATATTCTCCATCTGCAGTAAGGTATGTGTTATTACCGTCTGATGTTTTCGAAGTAGTGGTTGTACCAATTTGCTTTTCGATATAGTTATCTTCGTTTGGATCTAAACTTAGATTACTAAATGTTTCAAGAATAATTTTATTCTTGTGATTGTCATCTCCTCTTCTTACTAAAAGGGAGAAAGTACCTTTATTAGTATCAACGTTAGTTACTTCCCATCTGAAGTTATCTGATGATCCGCTTTTAAGTGATCCATTAGAAAGTTCGTCTGTTCCTCCTACATAATCGCTACCAGTAACGTTATTATATTGAATACCTTTTCCTAGAGTCTCTATGCTGATTACAGCAGCGGCTGCATGAACTCCTGATCCTGAGATAGGGGTTGCGGCTGCAGGTGCCCATCCGGCTGATCCAGAAACTACTCTAGTAACTAGGGCTGTTGTACCGCCTTGATCGAAATAGTTTTTAACTGCTAATGAGGTAAAGTATTCAACAGAAGTAGAACCTGAAGTAAAGACTCTTCCGAATCTTCTTGTGTATTCACCGAACGATGTAACTACTGTTGGTTGTTCGATTGGCCCGGTAACTGTTGGTCCGATAAAAGCTGCGCCAGCTGCTTGGGGAGCAGGTGAAACGAAGGATATATCGTTCTCTCTTGTTAGGATACCAGGTGAAATTATAGTCTCTGCCATGTTAAATTATTTAAGTGTTTTTATATAAATATCGTGAGTTAATCCAAACCAGCTGTATAAGTAGTGTGGTTGCCTACTTAAATAAATAGTGCAAAGAGATCTAAAACAAATACTAAATTGAACTAATATCGCCGGTATTCACATCAACAGAAACTTTTCCGTACTTTCCTGACAATTCTTGAGTAAAATCACTTTCCAAAACATCTAGTTTTTGAAGATCAGAAAATAAGTTTTCTTTTTGTATATTGATTGCTTTCAGCTTTACTTCAGTAGTACCTAAATTACTTAAAATTTGCTGCCTTTTAGTTATAAAGTTATTGAACTTTAAAAGTTCGTCTTTAGTTATCTTATTAGTAGTTTTTTCTGCCATTATATTAATATATGAATTATTTTTTGATTAATAAACTTTCAAGTACATGTTTTTCTCGTAAAGATAGTCCCTTATCGTCTAGTAAGTAGTCAAATGATTGTTTTCCCATAACTAACCTACTATGCTTTACACCCCAGTCTTTTAATTGATTTAAAGTCTGTTCGTATAAATTAGCGTATACTTTTGTTACATCAGAATTGAAAGTAGCCATACCTCTTGCAGTGTATATAAAAATTTCATGGCCACTATCATATAGCTTATTAACCAATTTTATATTTTCTGCAATAGGTTTACAGTGTATGTACTTAGATATACCTAAATGTTCTTCTCCTTCTGGTATATAACATAAAGTACCGTCTAAGTCTACTGCTATAAGTTTGAGTTCTTGTTTCATTTATATAATTTCAACTTTACTAAATTTTGATACAGAGCTGTATATTTGTTCTGCTGCTATCTTATGACCGTAGGAACTAAAATGAGTATCACCATCCCAGCCGAAGGAAGGTCGGAATTCTCCCGGTATAACCATACACTCAGGGTTCTTAATTATCCAGTCCTCCCATATTAAGTTGCCATTTGGTGCTGGGATTAAACTTTCTTTAACCTTAAGTAGGTGGTAGTCCCGGAATGAGCATCCAACATCTATAGGGTTAGACCAAATCCATCCTGCTACTTTATACCCCAGCTCTTTTAAAGTTAAAAGTTTATAGCTAAATCTTTTTATATTCATTTGAACGAATGTAGATTGGTCATAACAGTACCTGGCTGCAAATTCAGTTAAATCTTGATTTGGTATCTTATCGTCGTCTACTTCAGGAAAAGTAACTCTAGAGAAAAACGAAGGGGAAATTACGATAATGTCGTCTTTCCTTATTCTACCTTCTACTATATCTTTTTCTAAAGTATAAGAAATATGATTCCAACCATAACCTGGCTGGGCTCTATTTTGGCATTTGTAATTTAATTTCTTTGATAATATACTAGGCCAACTTTCTGCTGTTGTTATTTCCGGTACTCCAGCGTCTTTAATTTCCCCGTCCCAAAAAGGATAAGAGAAAGAACATCCATAAATCCATAAATTCCTCATTGATTACAATATAAGTTTATTTTTAATGTTTACCAACTTTTATCTAGTATTTCCGTAGTGTATTATTTCAATATCTCTACTACTCTTATATGAACGCCATGGATCTACTATTACTGAGTTTTTAGGGAAATTATAATCATGATGTTTCCCCATGTGTCCAAGAAGGTAAACTGCTTTTATAGGTTCTATAGGGTCGAATATTACTTCTTTTGTTGAATCGTGAGATACACAGTAGTGTCCTACTAGTATAGATGTAGATCCGTCTTCATAAGGTACGTCTGGTTTATAAGATTTACCTAGTATTACTATTGGAAGGTTAGCTTTATCTGACTCTATAATTAGTCTGTTAGCTAAATTCTTAGCTTGTTTTTCTCTAGCTAACATAATAGCATCGAATAAATCGTAACCTATATCTAATTTTTCAGCCATATACCTTAAAGCTATATTATCTCTAGGGTGACATCCTCCTCCATCTCCCATTCCGGCTTTCATATAAGCTTTTCCAACTATGCGTTGTTCGGACTTTTCTAATGCTTGAGTTACATTATCTACATTTATATTACCATTTTTTTCTGCAACATCTTGAATCATATTTACTAATGCTACTTTAGTAGATATAAATGTATTATAAAATATCTTAATTGCTTCTGCTTCATCCCAAGTTCCTATTTCGTATCTTGTACCCTCAGTAATAAAG